TAGACCCATATTAGAAAAGGAAAATAATGTCTATACTATTGAAGCATATAGTGGTGATCTAACTATACGAGCCGAGAAAATGAAAAAGATGTCAGCAGAACAAGTGCAAAGTGCATTGGTTTTTTTTTATCTTTTCGTGAAAGAATTATCGGTGACTTCGGAATCATATTTGACCAAGAAGCTGAAGGAAATGAAGATTCAATCGCATCAGAATCAGTCAGCGACAAATGGGGTTGGTTTGGAGTAATGCACAGGCTTTGTAATGAACAAATAGTTAATTTGGAAAGAGTAACAAAATTAGGATTATTAGAATGCTTAACGTGGCTCAGTTATGAAACAGATTTAAATGAAAGTCAAAAAATAAAATTAAATGGTAAATAACAAAACTTATAATAATGTAATCAGCACTTTGCTTGATATGGCAAATAGCCACGAACAAATACAAACTATATCGGTAGGCGATATATGGGAGGTTGATATGGAAAAGCGTACTAAATTTCCTTTACTACATATAAATCCAACCTCAGTAACAACAGGTGATTCTACATTAACGTATAACTTTCAGATATTTATTATGGATATGGTAGATGAAAAATCTGATTGGACAAAGAATAGTAATTTAAATGAATTCAATAAATTATATAAGACACTAAGTAATGAGCAAGATGTATTTAATGAAACCTTACAAATAGTTACAGATTTTATTGGTATGTTTAGACATTCAGTACAACAGTCATTAACTACTGTAAGTAATATTAATGCACCTGTATATTTTACAGATGATCAATTTAATATAGAACCATTTCAAGAAAGGTTTGATAATTTGTGTTGTGGGTGGGTTTTTAATTTAGGTATATTGGTACATAATGACTTTCAAACTTGTAATATTCCTGCAGGAAGTGGAGGAACAGGAAGATGATGAAATTTAAAATTGGAAAATATAAAGTAATAATAGGATTTTTTAAAATAACAATTAAGTTATGAATTATGAAGATATATTAGAGCAGCTAGAAGCAATTAGTGTAAAGTTAGAAACATATAATGATTATCCTGATTCTGCTAGTAACAATGCTAAACGTGCTATTAAATGGAAAAAAGAAAATGGTAGTGATTGTGGTACAAGAGTTGGTTGGACAAGAGCTTCACAATTAGCAGGAAAAAAAAATATAAGCAGAGATACAATAGCTAGAATGGCATCTTTTAAAAGGCATCAACAGCATAAAGACGTACCATATTCAGAAGGTTGTGGTGGTATTATGTGGGATGCTTGGGGTGGAACTTCAGGTATAGAGTGGGCAATAAATAAATTAAAACAAATAGACAAAAAATAATTATGGCAGATTTAACAGTAACAATTACAGAAGCAGTAACATTAAATTCCTCAAATAGGGGGTCAACAAATTCATTAACAGTAACAGGAATAAATGATGTATTTGAAAGGATAGTAACTTGCTCTCATTCGCAAACAACAACAGTAGCATTATTTGCTGCAAGTCCTCACACTTCAGCAGGAGCAATAGACTTAGATAGAACAAAATATATAAGACTAACAAACTTGGATACTACGGAAGTCATAGACATAGCAATAGTTGCAAGTGGTACAAACTATCAGGTAGTATTAACAGGAGGTGCATCGCATATATTATGTCAAGCTGATACAGCAGTAATAGGTGAAGAAGATACAAGTCCTGCTTTTGGTACATTAGAAAGTATTTCAAATATTCAAGTAAGACCTAGAGGTACAGCAGATGTACAATGTGAAGTATTTGTAGGGCTTGTATAAATGAAAGCAATTGCTCTTGAAAGGTATTTAAAGAACTTTGGTGATAAGGTAGTAAAAGAAGCACAAGAAAGTCTACAAAAACAGAAAGGTGATACTGCTTTAGGTAAATCAATAAGAGTTAAAGTGATTACAACACCTACAGGTTTTGAAACTAAATTCTATATGGAGGATTATGGAACTTATTTAGATGAAGGAGTTTCAGGTAATAAAACAAAACGTTCATTTATAGGTGTAGATGGTAAATCAAAGAAAAGTTCATATAGCTACACGACTAAAGGACCACCTGTAGACATACTTTCAAAATGGATTAAAAGGAAAGGCATAAAACCTAAAGGACTTGGGCGTGGTAGATCAAAAACTACAGGGCAATTTATTTCAGGGTTTGCTTATTTAATAAGTAAAAAGATAAAAAGAGAAGGAATCAAAAGCCTTAGTTTTTTCCAAAAACCTTTAGGCATAGAATATAGAAAACTAAAAAAAGATATACTAGATGTCTTAAAATTAGACATACAGAATTATATAACAACTTACACAAAATAAAATGGCATCATATACAACAGAAGTAGCACAATCATTACCTTTTGGAGAACTCCTAGTTGGTCAAGAATTGATAGTGGGTTTATCTAATGACTTATGTGTAACACAAGAACAAAATGTTAAGTTCTGTTTTAATATTTTAGTAGGTGATACATTTAGCACTACAGCAAGTATTGGTACTTTTAAAACAACACCAAATAATGCAGGGGTTGGACTTTTAGATATAAATAGAATTATAGAAAATTATGTGGCTGCTGATAATATAGCTTCTAAAAATGCAGAATTTAAACGTAATGGTGCTAATGACCAAGATATTCCAATACACTTGATAGATTACTATAGTAGGAGTAAAAATGCTGTAAAAGTTTTTTCAATGAAAGGCTATACAGAATTTACAAATGGTGGACAAATAGTACAAACAGATTCAGTAACAATAATTATAGGTATAATAATAAATGGATATGTAAAACACGCTGACACTCTTAAAGCTGTTTTTCAAACTTCTGTGGGTGATGCTTATGGATTTTCTTATAGTTTAGAAGATTATGGAATAGCAAAGACACAAACAAAAAAATTCCTTACTAACTCACCATCTACACAATATGTAAGAGCTGAAGATTATTGCACATTGCCTTTTTTAGCTATTAGTGAGTTTTCAAATGGTAGTTGTGATGTAGATAAAACTGAAATTAAAATGTACAACGATGAAGATTCTACGATTGGTACAATTCAAGTAACTAGGTCAGAAGCTTTTGGAGCTTTTAGTGGTACTGTAAATGTAGGAAACAATGTGGAAAATAGAATCCTTTACATTGGTGTCGGTCCTGCTAACCTTAAACAAGATACAACTTTTAATGTTCTATTAGAAAGTAATTTAGCTTATTATACTATAACACTTTTAGATGCAGTAGGTGACCCTGTTTCAGAAACAAAAAGATTTGATATTTTATGTCCTAATTTAAAACAATATAAACCAATTCGTTTAACTTGGTTAAATCAATTTGGAACTTGGGACTATTATACATTTAATCAAAAATCTGTTAAGTCAATATCAACTAAAAGCACAACCTATCAACAGCTAGGGGGAACTTGGAACTCAAAAACTTATAATCCTTATGGGTACAAAGGTGGAACTAAGACATTTAGGGTAAATGCTTCTGAAAAAATAAGAATGAATACAGATTACATTACTGAAGAACATTCAGATTGGTTTGAAGAACTTGTAAATAGCCCTGAAGTTTATATGCTAAAAGATTGGGAGTTGCCACGTATTCAGTCATCAGTCGCTTCACCAACAACTGAGAGAAAAGTTTTAAATCAAGAAGTAACACCTGTTAGATTAACAACTACAAACTTTACTAAAAAAACAGTTGCAAATGATAAACTTATTCAATACACTTTTGAAGTTGAAAAGAGTAAAAACCTAAGAACACAAGCAATATAATGTCAGTACAATTAGTAGTATATCCACAATGGTATGAAGATGGTGTATCTGTAATACCTATAGTGCCAAATGAGATGGTAACAAACGCAGCTAATTTTTCACAGATAAATAATGGAACAGCTTTTACAGCTTCAGCATCACAAATATCTCAGGCTGCATTAGATTCTTTTTTTCCTTTAGTAGCAGGTAAATGGTATGGGTACTATAAGAACGGAACAGGAAGTATAACAGGAGGTTTTAGTGAATTAAAATTTGGTCATACATCTAGTGGTGTATTTCAAAAATTATCAGGAATGACTGTTGGTGCTTTATATGAGATAAGAATAACTTATAGCACAACATCTTTATCAGCACAAAATATAAAATTTAAGGTATATGATACAAGTTTTGGTGTTAATAATCCTGTAGTAAACACAACACTTACACCAATTTCAAGTATAGCTACTTTTCAATTTACAGCTCCAAGTGTGAATGATACTGTAATAAATTTAGATTATCTTAATGAAACAGTATCAACACAACTATCTTATGTGTCGGTAAAACAAGTAATAGAAACACCACCAACATCAGTACAAGATGTTGCTAATGGTTCTGTTATTTGTGATCTTTATGAAGATGAAAACATACCTTTAACTTTAAGTGTAGATAATTTTAAGAATGCAGCAGAAAAAGTACAATCATATTCAAAGGCTTTTAATTTACCTGCTACTAAAAGAAACAATAAAATCTTTGATAATGTCTTTGAAATTACAAGATATGTAGATGGACAGTCAATAAACTTTAATCCTTTAATTCAAACTAAGGCAGTTTTAAAACAAGATGGCTTTGTAATATTTGAAGGCTTTTTAAGATTGTTGGATATATCAGAAAAGAATGGTGAACTAAGCTACAATGTAAATCTTTATGCTGAAGTAACTGCCTTAGCTGATTTAATAAAAGAAAGGACATTCCAAGATTTAAGTTTTGAAGAGTTAGAACACGATTATAATATTACACAAATACAGTATAGTTGGAATAATGCAGGTTCTCCTAATGGTATAACATATCCTAATCCAAATACATCAGGTTTTAGAGATGCTTTTGATACTGTAAAATATCCTTTTGTTGATTGGAACCACCAAATGCTAGTTTCTAATGGTTATAGTGGTACAGAAGGAAATCCAATGTTAAGTAAATTGGAAGATGCTTTTAGACCTTTTATACAACTTAAATATTTAATTGATAGAATATTTGAAAATATTCCATTTACTTACACATCTACTTTTTTCAGCACCACTACATTTAAGAAGCTATATATGGACTTTAATTGGGGTGGTAATGAAGTTGGTGCCGCACCTAACAGAAATGCTTCTTTAGAACAAGAAACAGATGGTTCTACTCAATATATGACACAAGCATTTCAATTAATAAGTTTACAAACAACTGCAAGTGGTGATAATAGTTTATGGAATGTAAATAGATTTACTTCTGATGTAAATAATTTAGAAGTAGTTGGAAGCTACCGATTAACTTTACGTAATGTAAATGGTTTTGGACTAGAAAGAGGTGTAGAGATGAGATTGCAAAAAATGAAAATAGGTCCGAGTGGTGTAGTAGTGCTTGAAACTTTAGCATCTAATAATGGTTCTATTGCAGACGGAGGTACTTTAAACGGTATAATGGAAGGTAGTTTTTCAACAACTTTAAATAGTGGTGAGTTTATTGGTTTTAGGGCTAGACAATACAGTGGTGATTCTAACCAAGTAAAAGTAAATACATCTAATAAAAGTTTTATAAATATTACATCTTATAATAATAATGGTGCAAGAGTTTATACCCTTTTAGATTCAGCAAGAGCTGACGTAAACCAATGGGAGTTTTTAAAAGGTATTATGACAATGTTTAATCTTGTAACAATTCCTGACCCTGATGATGTTAATAATATTATAATAGAAACATATGAAAATGTCTTTATAAAATCATCTAATAATAATTCAGTTTCTTTAGCTGATAGAGGTATTTCGCATAATTGGACAGATAAAGTTGATTATGAAACTATGAAAGTTGCACCATTATCAGATTTAAATAAACAAACTGTCTTTAAATTTGTTGAAGATGAAGATGACTATCCTTTTTCAGTTTATAAAAGAGATGTAAGTGGTTTTTTGTATGGTAGTTTTACTTGGGACGCTTCAGATCTTACATTGTTAGCAGGTGAAGAAGAAGTAGTTGCAGAACCTTTTGCAGCTACAGTTTTAAAACCTTTAATGAGTCAATACCCTGATTTTGTAACACCTTCATTATATTCTATGAGTGAAGATGGAGAAACAGCTAGTTTTGATAATAGTCCAAGAATTATTTATAATGCAGGTTTGGCAAATTTAACAGGAACATTAGATTATTATGTACCTGCACAAAACGGAGTTGCATTTGCTTTGTTAACTCAATATTTAAAAGCAGGACATTTGTCACAAATGCCATCATCTGTAACTAGCTTAGATTATAATTTTGGAGCTTGTCAATTAATTCCTAGCAACTTTATTCCTACAACTAATGGTTTATTTAATAGATATTGGTTGCCATATTATGATGAACTGTATGACCCTAATACAAGAGTTGTAACAGTCAAAGTTAATTTAAATTCAGGTGATATTAATACTTTTAAATTTAATGACCAAGTTATGATTAAAAACCGAGCATATCGTGTGAATAAAATAGATTATAAACCTAATGATTTTGCAACTGTTGAATTAATACTATTGAATTATGTCTAGTAGAAGAAGTTATCCACCAAGTGACCCTCCATTTAGAGCTAATGTATCGGCTAAACCATTATCAATAGATACTTTAGGAACTGTAACTTTTGTTGATAGGTTAGATAATGAAGTTACACCAAATGAAAGTCTTTGTAATGCTTATGGTTATAAATTTGATAGGGGAACAGGAACTTGTAAGGCATTTCAACCTACTACATCTATTGAAACAAGTTTAAGGACTGAAGATAATTTAATTAGTGGACAATCTAATGTAGTAGGTCAAGGAACTACTAACAGTTATATATTAGGTTCTGATAATACTATTGAAGGTAATTCAAGAAACAATATAATAGTTGGGAATAATAATAATATTGTAGAAGCTGTTGATAATGCTAATGTATTTGGCACTTTAGGTGAAGCGACAGCAAATAACTCTATTGTCTTAGGGGGTAATGCAGCAGCAGATAATTTAGGTGAAAGACAGACAATGACTATAATGTATGGGTGTCAGACTACAAATAATAGTACAGTAGATGCGTTTTTAAATAATACAACAGATAGTTATTTTGTAGTTCCTGAGAATACTGTAATATATTTTCAATCAGAAACTTTAGCAGTTAGGGTTGGAGGATCTTCAGGCTCAGGTGCAGTAGGTGATTTTAAGGCTTGGGTTGAAAGGGGTGTAGTTAAAAATGCAGCAGGAACACTAAGCATAGATAGATCAAGAACATCACCTGCTGATTCAGGAACAACAACAGGTTGGAGTCCTATTAATTCAGTATCAGGCACAAACTTTTTACAAACAGTAAAAGGTGCAACAGATATGACGCTTGAATGGGCATCAACAATTAGAATAACACAAATAAAAACAGGAGTAACTTTATCATAATGAACGAAATATTAGAATTAATAGAAGGATACGGATTGCCATTAGTATTATTGTTAGGAGCATTATATGCTTTATACAGATTCCTAGTGTTTAGCCTGTACGAAGTAAAAAACCAATTCTCTAGGTATCACGAAAAGAATGCAGAAGATATGAATGAGATAAAAAGAAAGATTGACATCATTTTAGAATTTATAAAAAAATAAGATATGGCAGAAGAATTAGTAATGAATGTAAAAAGTAACATCAAATCTGTTACAAAAGATACTCAGGATTGGAATAAGGCTTTAAAAGAAACTAATGAATCAATTGTAATACAAGAGAAAGTCATTAATGAATTAGATAAAGACCTTATTAAATTAAAAGCACAACAAGATGCTATTCCTAAAGGTGCTTGGGTAAAAGGAATGGATGGTCTTAATGATAAAATCAAAAAAACTACTACCGAGTTAAAGTTAGAAAAAAATGCTTTAAAAGGTTTAAAACAAGAACAAAAACAAGCAACTAAAGAAGTAGATAAATTTAATAAAGAACAAGCAGAAACAAACAAACAACTACAAGAAGGTGTAGGAAACTTTAGGTTAATGGGAGTTTCATTAAATGACATAAGGTCTTCATTTGGTAAAATAATTCCTTTAGCAAAAACAATGTTTGGGACTATTAAGGCAGGTCTTATATCTACAGGAATTGGTGCTTTTGTTTTAGCTTTAGGTTCTATTGTTTCTTATTTTACAAATACAAAAGCAGGAGCAGATAAATTAAAAGTTGGTTTAGCAGGTTTAGGAGCTGTTGTTGATGTATTAAAAGACAGATTATCGGCAGTTGGTGAAGCTATAGGTTTAGCTTTGTCAGGTAAATGGACTGAAGCAGCTAAAAAGCTAAAAGATAGTGTTACAGGAATAGTTGCAGAAGCTAAGGAAGAAGTTAAAATAATGACAGCCTTAGAAAAAAGATTACAAACACTTAGAGATGCTGAATTAGCTTTTGCAGAACAAAAGGCTAAAACAAGACAAGAGATTGAAAAAGCTAGATTAATTGCAGAAGACGAAACAAAATCAGCAGCAGAAAGATTAGAAAACCTTAAAAAGGCTTTAGAACTTGAAGAGAAAACAACACAAAGAGAATTAGAATTAGCAAGAGAAAAGGTAGCGATTCAAGAAGAACAAATGAAAACTTCACAAAATCTTGTAGCTGACGAACAAAAATTATCTGATTTAAGAGTACAATTAACTGAAAAAGAAACTGCTTCTGTAAAACTTAGAAGAAGAGTTGTTACTGAAGTTAACACTTTAGAACGTGAAATAGCAGCAGAACAAGCTGCAATAGCAAAAGACAGACAAGATGCAATTGATGCTGAAATTGCTGCAAAACAAAAGCTTGTAGAAATAGAAGAAAAAAGGTTAGAAGAACAAGTAAAAAGAGCAGGTGCATTATTAGATGAATTTAACACTAAACAACTTACTGCAATAGAGCAAGAAAAAAAGGCATTAAGAGAAAAATATCAGGTAGTTATTGATGGTGAAAAAGAAATATCTGAAACAAGAATACAATTAGAAGAAAACTTACAAGCAGAATTAGATGCTATTGATGCTAAATATGATAAACAAAATCTTGATAAAATAAAACAAAGAAGCATTAGTGAATTAAAGTGGTCGGAAATGACTGCAAAACAAAAAGTATCTGTAGCACAACAAGCGGTTGATGGGTTGGCACAAATAGCAGGTGAAGAAACAGCAGCAGGAAAAGCCTTAGCAGTAACATCAGCTACGATAAATACATATAGTGCAGCAACAGCAGCTTTAGCACCACCACCTGTAGGAGCAGGTCCGATATTAGGTCCGATATTTGCAGGAGTAGCAATAGCAACAGGTTTATCAAATATTCAAAAAATACTAAGTTCAGGTGGAGGAGGTGGAGGAGCATCAGCAGGGGCAGGTAATATATCTGCACCATCTACTACTTCAGAAGCACCACCTGCACCACAAATGATGTCAGGAGAATTTAATTTAGCAGGTGGGGTAGAACCTGAGCCTATAAAAGCCTTCGTTGTTACGGATGAGCTTAGTTCGTCACAAGCACAATTAGCAAACATAAGACGAAGGGCTACAATTTAAAAATCAAATATATTAACTAAAAATCTATTATATAATATGCCGTGTAAAGAATGTAAAGATGGGAAAGTAAAATGGGGAGAGTCAGGGGAATGTAAATATGACTCTATAGCTGAATGTGAAGAAGCTAATAAAGATTATTATGAGAAAACTACTTCTATTGTAGAACTTGTAATAAATGATGATAACCAAGAATTAGCAATAGATGCCATTAGTTTAGTATCAGCACCTGCAATTGAGCAGGATTTTGTGTATTTTGGTAAAGAAAAAAATAATCTAACTTTTGCAAAAGTAGATCAAGAAAAAAGAATGTTGGTTTCTCCTGCATTGATTCCTAATAAGCAGATATTCAGATACGACCCTAATACGGATAGTGAATACTATGTCTATTTCAGTCCTGAAACTGTAAGAAAATCCGCTGAGTTATATTTAAAACATAACAATCATCACAAAGCTACACACGAGCATAATGAAAGAGTGTCAGGAGTTTTAACAACTGAAAGTTGGATAATTGAAGACCCTAAAATGGACAAATCAAGGCTTTACGGTTATGATTTACCAAAAGGGACTTGGATGGTTAAAATGAAGATTGATAATGATGATTTATGGTCTAAGATAAAAGATGGTTCTTTACGTGGTTTAAGTATCGAAGGATATTTCACCGATAAGATGGAAGCAATGTCAGAACGTGAGCCAACTAATGAAGAAATCCTAGAGGCTTTAAATGAAATAATAACAAAATCAAATGAATAGAAAGTTTTTCTATTATATAACAAACTCACTTACTAAATAAAAATTACTATGGATTTAAAAGAAAAGATATTGATTGCTCTTGGATTAAATAAAGAGGACACAATCAAATTAGCTTGGCAAGCGAAAAGCGAAGATGGCACAATCTTTGTTTCTACTGCCGAAGAATTAGAAGCAGGTGTAGATATTTCAGTTCTTACAGAAGACGGAACAACGATATTATTACCTGTTGGAACTTATAAAACGGACACAGGAGTATCCTTTAGAGTTGAAGAAGAAGGTATTGTTGGTGAAGTTATCGAGTCAGAAAGCGAAGAAGAGGTGGAAGCAGATTATGAGGAAAAAGAAGAAATGTCTGAAGAAACTGAATTAGCTGAAGAAGACGAAGACAACTATGAGGAAGAAGCAGACGTTGCTGATTGGAAAGGTATGGAGAAACGTATCAAGAACCTAGAAGACGCTGTAGCTGACCTTAAAAAAGAAATTGGTGAAACAGGTGATGTAGAAGAAATGTCAGAAGAAACTACTGAGCCTTCAAAAAACCCAAAAACAATAACTACTAAAGAGGTGGTTGAATTTTCAGCAGAAGAAGAATTGGAAAAATTAAAAGCTGAAAACGAAAAGTTAAAAACAGAATTATCAGAAACACCTGCTGATTCTCCAATTAACACAAACAAATTTAGCTCTGAAAAAGTTAGTTTATCAAAAAAACAATATAACAAACTATCAAAAAGAGAACAATTTATATACAACTTAAATAAATAATAATTTAAAAATTAAAAAAAATGGCTTTAGCAACGACTAGCAATTATGCAGGGAAAGCGGCAGGATTCTATATTTCTGCGGCATTACGTCAAGCAAACTCTATCGAGTTCTTGACTACGATAGAAAATATCAAATATAAAAGTAACATACAGAAAATGGCGGGGGCAACTTTAGTTAAAGACGCATCTTGTAATTTCTCAGAAGCAGGAACATTAACATTAACTGAAGCTGTTCTTACTCCAAAGAATTTACAAATCAATACGGATTTATGTAAATCTACATTATTAGATTCTTGGGAAGCGTTACAAATGAGAGCAGGAGCAGGAGCACCACCACCTGCATCTTTTGATGACTATGTAATTTCTTACTTAGGTGAGATTATAGCAGATGCAACAGAAGCATCTATTTGGACAGGTAATGATGCAACTCCGGGAGAGTTTACAGGTTTTGTAGGCGGTGGTGTTGGACACTTAGTATTAGACGCAACAGTAGTAGATGTAGCTAATGCAGGAGGAGCAGGAACTGCTTTTGATGCTGCAAACATTATAGCAAATTTACAGGCTTGTACAGCAGCTATTCCTACAGCAGTTTACACTAAAGAAGACTTACATATTTATATGAGTCCTAAATCTTACAGATTATACATTTCAGCTATCTCTACTTTAGGATATGTTAACGCATACTCAATGAATGGAGATTACGATGCAGTATTTGAAGGAATAAAAATTGCAGTTTGTAACGGTATGAAAAATGATGTTTTAGTTGCAGCAGAAAGATCAAACTTGTTCTTCGGAACTGACCTTCTTTCAGACGCTACTAGAATCCAATTAATGGATATGGCTAACCTCGATGGTTCAGACAATATGCGTGTAGTAGCTCGATACTCAGGAGGTACTCAAGTTGGAATTGGTGCTGACGTTGTACTTGTATCATAATTAAAATAAATAAAACGGAGAAGGAGGGTGTAAAAACCCTCCAACTCTATAACTAATAAAAATCAATAACATATGGCTTGTACTAATTTAACAAAAGGTAGAGGACTTGATTGTAACAGAGTGTCAGGCGGATTAAAATTTATCTATTTCTCAGTTTTTGATGAAATAGCTAGTTTCGCTTATGATGCAGTTGACAAGTCAACTATCGATACTATTGATTTTGGTGGTAATACCATCTACAGGTATTCTTTACCTAGAGGTTCATCATCAATTACCGATACAATAACAGGATCTGTTGAAAATGGAACAATTTTCTACACACCAACTGTCAATCTAGTTCTTAACAGACTTACGCAAGTTGACCAAGAGGAAATTAAGTTATTAGGGCAAACGCAAGTAAGGATCTTTGCGCAGCTTCAATCACAATTATCTAATGGTCACGATGTAATACTTGCTTTAGGAATGGCAAATGGAATGAGTTTAAATGCAGGAACTGCTGATAGCGGTTTAGCCTTCGGAGACAGGAATGGTTACACGTTGACCTTCGATGGTCTCGAGGCAGTACCAATGGCGTTTTTAGAAGATTATACTACAGACCCATTTGATAATGCAGGATTTACAAACAAAGCGGGAACATTCCCAACAGTTGCATAAAATACTTGAAATCTAATTTGTAGTTTTCATATATTCTTGATTAGAGGACTTTTTAGTCCTCTTTTCTTTTATAATCCAAATAAATTCGGACTTTTTCTATTATATAATAATGGTACAAGCAATTACAAAAACATCTTTCTCCGCTTATCTTTCTACAATGGATAATACACAGTATTCAGGCGATAGGTTGTTAATACGTTATTTAGTTAAATTTACGAATGATATGGATGGTAGTGTTTACTATTCTTACCCTACAATAGTTCAAGGCGGAAATTCTAGGATTTATGATAGATATACTCATATGTCTTTTACTTATAACGCAAACCCTGATATGTTTGCAGCTCAAATAAATTTAACATTAGCAGGTCATTATAAATACGAAGTGTATGAAGTTACTTGGCAATCAGGGGATACAGTAACATTAGACGCTGCACACGCACCTACAACAGAGTTAGATTCTACTGATGCAAAAGTAGATAACGTAGGAACTTTAGTAGGGTTGGTAACTAAAGGAATTATGTATGTATCAGAAAAAGGAGGTACAGAACAAGTACAATACACCCAAAAAGGGAAAAGTGTTCAGTCTATATCTTTAGTAAGTGGAGGAACAGGATATACTACAGTTCCAACAATTATTTTTAGAGGTGATGCTATTACAGATGCTACAGCTACTTGTACTATCAGTGCAGGTGCTGTTGATTCAATAACACTTACAAGTGGTGGTAGTGGATACACTGAGAATCCTGTAGTGCTAATTATGGGTGGAACAACAGATGATAATGTAGCTAGAGCAACAGCAACAATAGAACAAACGAATTATATATATTACGGACAATAAAATAAAATAAAATGGCAATAGAAAATGTACAACAACTTTTAACAGAGCAACTAGGAAAAAATGGTAATACAGTTGTCTTTACTACAGCAGCACAAACAGGTAAAGATTTTTACTGTGTTTATTTTCCTGTTGAAAGTGTAGTAGCTTCAATAACTGTAGCTGATGCAACAGGTGAAAGTGCTTTGGTAACGACACTTCCTGCGGGAACGAGTTTGTTTATGAATATAACCGCTATACAACTCACGAGTGGAATTGGTATTGGTTATGACGAAGGACCGACTAGCTAAGATATGATTAAAAATAGTTTATCACTAAAATTAGGTTTAGCATTAAACTCAGCACCTTCTAGTGAATGGTCGCCTTTATTAGAATCTAGCTTAGAGGGTTGGTGGAAACACAAAACAGGTGTTACTACTGTTGCTGATGATAAGGTTTCAGCTTGGGCAGACAGTTCTACTAATAGTCATAATATGTTACAAGAAAATGATGCTGAAAGACCAATTTACGATAGTTCTTCAGGGTCTATAACTTTTGATAGCTCCAATACTACTCATTTAGAATCAGGTTCACAAATTTCATTATCAGGTAGTTTTACTATGGCTTTTTGGTTTCACCCTACTTCATTTAATAATAGCGTTATAGGTGATAATACTACAGCAGGTGAATTTATTAAGTTAACAGGAAATGATGAGGTAAAAATAAAAATAGATAGTTCTGACATTGATTTAAATTTAAATTCAGGAACAACTTGGGGGAATAATTATGTTGTTATTACAAGATTTGGAACAAGATTTAATATATGGCATAATGGCGTTAAACAAACAGACGGAGGTGATTTATCAGGAACTGCTGACATAGATGCCATAGGTGTAAGAAAAACAGATTTAAATCCTTTTAATGGTAAAATATTTGATGTTCAGGTTTATAGTTCAGTAAGTGGTATTTTAACTACAAACATCAATAATTACTACAAAGGAATTTACTCATAAAAATAAATTATGAAAGACAATATCATTAACATAAATTTAGAAACAAGTACAGCGCCTGTAATTCAAGAAGTACGTGGAAGGGATTGGATAGAATACGGAGATGCTAACGGTGAGTGGAAAAACCTATATCCACAATTTTTGATAGATCTTTACTATTCAAGTAGTATATCAGCAGCTATCGTAAATTCTACTTCAGAAATGATTGCAGGTGAAGCTCTTATTATAGAAGATGATGAAGATAGAGATTTAGAAGCAACAGTTAAGTTGCAAAACTTTATTAATAGAGCAAACTCTAATGAAAGCCTACACGAAGTAATTAAGAAGTTATCTTTTGACTTTAAATTACAAGGAGCATTCGCTCTTAACATAGTTTGGGCAAGGGATAGGTCAAAAGGAATCGCTGAGGTCTATCACGTCGATGTTTCTAAGATTAGATGCGCAAGACCTGATGAATTTGGAAAAACTAAAGGTTATTATATTTCAGCAGATTGGTCAAATACTAGACAAAACAAGCCTTATTATGTTCCTGCTTTTAATGTTAATGACAGGACATCAGCTAATCAAATAATGTATTCAGGGTTGTATAGCCCTAATATGAACTCTTATTATACTCCTGACTACGTTAGTTGCAATAATTGGGCGTTAATCGATGGTCGTATATCTGAGTATCATCTCAACGCAATATCGAATGGATTCGCAGGTTCTTTTATGATATCCTTCGCTAACGGGATACCGACACAAGAAGAAAGATTTCAAATAGAGCAAAGCCTTACTGATAAATTTTGCTCAGAAACTAATTCAGGCAAGTTTGTGCTTACCTTCTCAGACGATAAAACTAGAACACCTGAAATCACACCAATAACACCATCTGATTTAGATAAGCAATATTTGGCACTTCAAGAACTGCTCACATCGAACATTCTTAGTGGGCATCGTGTAACGTCTAAAACGCTAATGGGTATTGATTCAGCTAATGGCTTTTCAAGTAATACAGATGAAATTATAAATGCTGCGAATTTCTATCTCAACACCGTTATCAAGCCCTTCCAAGATCAATTGGTAAAACAGCTAAGAAAAATATTCCAAGTGAATAATATGGATATGCCTGTTAACTTTGTACAGCTTAAACCTATAACAGTACAATTTGATTCTAAGACAATCAGAGAAGTAATGACTACTGACGAAATCAGAGAAGAACTTGGACTTGAACCATTAGATGGTGATGATACTGTAGAACAAGATGTAAAGCTAAGTAAAATGGGTATGATAGATGGGCAGCCTGTTTTTAGCACAATAGAAGAGGCTGAAGCGTATGCAAAGACAATTGGGTGTAGTGGGTACCACGAACACGAATATGAAGGTAGAACAGCTTATATGGCTTGTGAAGGACATTCAGAAGCTACGGAACTATCAAAATTTATAGAAGATTTTGGTGAGGATATTCCTGAAGGTTGGGAATTATTAGATGAAGAAAAGGTTGAAGATGAACACGAAGATTTTGATTTTGAAGCTGAATTAAATAAATTAGTTAAAGGCAAAACAGAATTAGCATCTACAGGAACTGCAAGACCAAATTCAAGAAGTGTGCAAGATGGCGTAAATGATGATTATGATGACTATTATAAAGTTAGATATATTTATACTAAAGATACAGCTTTAAGTCAAGAAGGAGAAACAAGAGATTTTTGTAGGTTAATGACTTCTGCTAAGAAAATCTATCGTAAAGAAGATATTTTACAAATGACCAATAAACCTGTAAATGCAGGTTGGGGACCACGTGGAGCAGCAACTTATTCTATATGGCTTTATAAGGGCGGAGGCAACTGTCACCATTATTGGAAACGTCAAATCTATAAGACATCACTTCGTAATGCTAAATCTAATATTAACAGTAGTCAAATCATATCAGATGCAAAAGCAATTAGTGAAGGATTTACATTAAAAAGAAATAGTGGTTTAGTGGCAAAAGCTCCTAAAACTATGAAAAATAACGGATTTTTAGAACCAAGATAACTATGGCATACGTACTCTTTATATCAGAAGCGAAACTTCGTGAATCGACTGCAATCAACTTAAATGTTTCAACGGATTTATTACTTCCGTATGTAAGACAGGCACAGAAACTATATGTTGAAACTAAGCTAGGAACTGATTTAACACAACACCTTAAAGATCATATTGTAGCAGGTACTTTAACAGGTGCAGACAAGACTTTAGTAGATGATTACATAGGCGACATGCTCCCAAATTGGGCGTTCTATCATGCTATTCCTTTTTTACGTTTTAAAATAGAGAATGGTAATATTTATTCTAAGACCTCAGAAACAGGCAATTCGTTAACTACAGAAGAGGCACAACACCTTAGAGAAGAGGTTAGAAATACTGCCGAATATTATACAGAACGTATGATTGATTATGTAACTAACAATTTAGCTAGTTTCCCTGAATACTCGACTAACTCAGGGTCAGATGTTAATCCTGACAGAAACGCCTACTATAACGGTATGAATCTTGAAAGACCTAGTAGACAGGGTACTAAATTAACTTTAAGAAATTTCTTAACACCTGATTTAACTTAATGAAAAAGCATTATAAAACTAAACCACAAAACATAACAAAGCTAAAATCCTACTTGGAAAGTAAGCCTAAAACAAAAACAAATGAAAGAGGTACAAGACACAATACAGGTAGGAGTCGCTAATGGTTCAGCAATAGCATTAAACCTTACAGAATGTAATGAATATTTAAGTTTTATTGCTTTAGTGCTTTCAATAGCATATACTATTTTTAAATTTTATAAATTCAAAAAATAATGGACATACCTACAAATAAAAAACGTAAGCTAAACAGTAAAAATCCTAAATACATTAAAAAAGATGAAAAGGATAATAAAGTTCGTGAAGAATTGGTGGCAGAAGTTAAAGGCGTTAAAATCTCAAAAGTATATAAATACCCTGTCTAAACCTCAATATAAGATTAACCTTTTAATCATACGTGATACTTTTTCGGAAGAATCAACAATGGGTGAGCTTTTCCTTAATGGAGAACGTATGTGTGATACATTAGAAAATCCGTGGAAAGACAACCAAAGGAATATCTCTTGCATTCCTGAAGGTGAATATAAAGTAAGATTAAGAGTAGCAAGAGAAAGTGCTAGTAGAAATTATTTACATTTATTAGTACAAGATGTACCTAACCGAAAATGGATACTATTTCATAGAGGAAATACAGCAAAAGACACAAGCGGTTGCATCCTAGTAGGATTTGCAAGTAAACAGGGGTTTGTTAGTAACTCTACTTTTGCTATGGATTTACTAATGAAAGAAATACTAAATTTGGGAGGAGAAAATATTAATTTAATAATCAAAAATAAATAATATGAAATTTTTAGAAAAATTTTTAATTGGACAAATGTTTAAATCTAAGAAGTTTTGGTACGCTGTTAGTTCAGTAGTCGTACCTGTAATTGTAACTTTTTTAGGCGTTGATGAAGCAACAGCTACTAATCTTTATTATGCTTTATTGACGTTAGTGGTTGGTCAAGGAATCGCAGACGTTGCCAAAAAATAACAGATATAGATTAAAGCCGCATGAAATAGTGGCACTTGAAAAAATGAGGGAAACCGAAACTAGGAACGTTCTAGTTATCGGTGACCTTCATGAACCATTCTGCTTAGATGGATACTTAGATTTCTGTTTAGAACAGTATGAAACCTATAATTGTACCCAAACAATCTTTATAGGCGATATAATCGACAATCATTACGCAAGTTACCATGAGACATCAGCAGATGGAATGGGTGGCTTAGAAGAGCTAGAATTAGCTATTAAGAAAATATCTACTTGGTATGATGCTTTTGATGAAATAGGTACAAAAGTTATTATTGGCAACCATGACAGGATTATTTCTAGGAAAAGTCAAACATCATCTATTCCAAGTAAATGGATTAAGTCATACAAAGAAGTTTTAGAAACTCCTAATTGGGATTTTGTAGAAAGATACGAACAAGATGGGGTTCAATATATACACGGAGAAGGTGGAACAGCTAGAACTAAATGTCGTGCTGATATGATGAATACCGTGCAAGGTCATCTTCATACACAATGTTATACAGAACACTATGTTGGTAAGAAGTTCAGGGTCTATGGAACTCAGGTAGGTTGTGGAATCAACCATAAGTCTTACGCAATGGCATACGCTAAGTATGGTAAAAGACCTGCTGTTGGTTGTGCTGTGATACTAAATAATGGTAAAACACCGCTAAATCTTTTAATGCCTTTATAATGAAAATAAAGGATTCTACTAAACTTTCTTTATTTTATATGCTATTTATTGCAATAGTATTGCTCCTTTCTTTATAATACTTTATATCTAGTAAACACTATTACTAACATTATAATTGTTAATAACTTTGTAAATAAAGTTGTAAATAATTGTGTGAATAAAAAAAAGCTTGTATATTTGCATCATAATAATTAACTAAAAATAAACAAAATGGAAAATTTAACATCATTAGAAACAAAGTTAGCAGCAGCATTAACCAACAGAGGATTTAAAGATTTTACAAAAGGACAATTAGAATTCATTACAAATTTAGATTCTGAACTTACAAATGGCAAAACATTCAATCAAGTTTTCAATCCACAATATTTCATTGTTGATATGGTAGGACTTTATATAGATATGATGAACAAAAATAAATTTGAATCAGATTTTAGAAACCTTTAATAATAACAAGGGGGTGTAAAAACCCCCAAAAAAACTAAACTATGAAAACACTAAACATTAAAACAGGTGCAGACTACAAAGTAACTCACAAGCTGACTAAAGCAGTTCAGTTTATGAATGCTCAAGAACTAGCAACTTTTGTATTTAAAAATGACTACACTAAATATGAGATAGAAAATGCAGACCAAAGATTTATTGACAAAGTACCATCTTGGCTTCTGTGTACATCTTTTGTATTATTAACAGTAGCATCAGCATTGCTACACATACAATGGAACTACTAATGGAATTAAAATGCGAAGATTGTTACTTTTACCCTAATGGAAGTTACACTACAATCTCTAAATGGAAAAGCGGTCTACTATCATTTGATAATGATTTAAAAGAAGTAGGCACAGCAATTAGGATTTTTGGAACACAATCAGAAATAGATAAAGCTTTAGATGAGTATACAGATAAAACAGGTTTAAATCTTGACGAATCATTAAGTTATGAAATAGAAAAGGAGGGAACAAGATTTTACAACAAAGAAAGAAATATTATTATTGCTAAAAAGCTCAAGCAATATGAAGAACTATATAAAGAAAACAAAAGAGCTTTAATTTTAAAAATAAAATAATGGAAATAGAAATGATACACAAAGCAATGAATAACATTAACACCTTTCAATGTTGTGAAGGTGAATTATTCCTTAGAGGTACAGATGAATATGGACAAGATTTTCAGGTGGTATTTGATGCTTATGACTTTTTAAATTGGATAGACAAAGAACAAATAGAATATATAAAAGATCAATTAATAAAACACATAAAAGACAAATGAAATATTTAAGCGATTATATGGAAGAAAAGCAAACTGCACTTTTTAATGAAACAGGAACATTCTTTGCTTTTTCAGATAAACAATTTAAGGAGCAACATACAAAAGGAATTAAGTATGTAAGTTTAGGTTCAGGAATGATAACACCTAAAGAAAATGCAAATAAAGTAATTGAAACATTACATAAAATACATAAAAAAGCAATGAAAGAAGATTTAAAAGATAATGGAATACAAGGGGTAATACAAAGAGAACTAGAAAATTACGAAGTTTATTATACTAATGATTTAGAACCTGCTATGGAAGCTCTAAAGGACTATCCTGAAATAACACAAAAAGACATTATAAAGGTTTATCAAAGGAAATAGAATGAATTAAATTAAATTTATTATTTTTAACAAAATTATTAACTAAACAAATTAGATATGAAAACAGAAAAAATTAGAGAAAAGTATGAATATTATGGATTAGAAAAAGAAGATGTATTTCGACATCAACACTACATCATTATAACTCGTTCAGGAATCGAGAAAATTCAAGCCTTAGAAAATATCAGAATAAGATATGAGGTTGTAAAATGTGAATCAAATTTTGCAGCAGTAAAAGCAACAGCAATTAAAGATGAAATTACTTTAGAAACATTTGGATCAGCTTTAAGGGGAGGGTTTAAAGATGGTAATTGCAATACTTGGTACGTATTAGAAATGGCAGAAAAAAGAGCAATGTCAAGAGCAGTTTTAAAGCTGACAGGATTCTATGAATTAGGTGTATTCGGTGAAGACGAATCAGAAGAATTTAAAAAATAGTATTAATTAAATAAATAAATAAAAATGCAAGTAATTGGAAAGCTAGTTAAAAAATTAGACAAAGAAACAGGAACATCAAAATCAGGAAAGAGTTGGGAAAAACAATCAGTTATCATAGAACAAAATGGTAAGGACTTCAATAAAGAAGTTGTTATTAGTTTTTTTGGTGATAAGGTAAGAAGCCTTAGAGATATTTCTGAAGGATCTGAAGTTAATGTATCAGTAAACTTATCTTCAAGAGAATACAATGGAAAATACTACCATAACATAGATGGTTGGTTTATAGTTAAGGTAGGTGAAGAAACAGTGGGCAATAATGATGAATCAGATTTACCTTTCTAATGATAGAACAAGAAACCTTTATAAATTTGTGCAACCTTACTACGAGAGTTTTGGGGTTGCCTAAAGATTCTCTTGCCTTAAAAAGTAGAAAACAGAATCTTGCTATAGGTAGATCTATTGCTAGTGTTATTGGTAGAATGGAAGATTATACAAAACACGAGGTTATAGCTGATGTGTTAGGTAGGCACAGAACATTAATATATCACTATGAAAAAAAGCATAAAAACAATTATGCTACTTGGGTACAATACAGAAAGGCTTTTAACAAAGTTTATATAGCTTACAAAAACTTAGAAAGCTCAAAGAAATCTTTTTTAGATGATGATTTTTTAAAAGCTCATCTATTAAAAAAAGGAGTTAAAGAAAATAAAAAAAGTCAAGTATTTATAGAAGTAAAAAGTGGAAAAGCTGTATGTATCATAAAAACTTCTTACTTTGATTTTTCAAATCAATTAGAAAGTATTAAATTAGCTCTTAAAAATTATCAATATGAAATTAAAATTATATGAAGCACCTTTTAAGTAGTACAGCTTTTATAGTGTTAAATAAAGAATTAGCAAGGCAGGTAGGGTTAAAAGAAGCAATCCTACTTGCTGACCTAATTTCAAAAGAAGAATACTTTATAGCTAATGGGATGACTGATGGTTGGTTTTTTAATACTGAAGCTAATATTGAAGCAGATACTACACTAAACCCATATCATCAAAGAAAGTGCCTTAAAACACTTAAAAAACATAACCTGATAGAAGTTAAGCGTAAAGGAATACCTGCTAAACAATATTTTAAAATAAATGAAGAACAAGTCCTTCAAATTTTAAACAACTTGTCTGATAAAAATTTAACAACTATTAATAAGAATAAAATAATAACAATACATAATAAATATTTTAAGAAGCCAAATATTGATGATGTTAAAAATTATTGTATTTTACGTAAAAATAATGTTGACCCTGAAACCTTTATTGACTTTTATGAATCTAAAGGTTGGATGGTAGGTAAAAACAAAATGAAAGATTGGAAGGCAGCAGTAAGAACTTGGGAAAAAAAGAAAACAAAAAAACCAACAATGTCAAAGCTAGATGCTCAAATAAATGCTTGGCAAGAAGCTAAAAAATTAATATGAAACCATTAAAACAAGAAAACTTACAAGAACTAACAGGTAAGGTGTTAGATCTAATAGCAAAAACAGCAGTAGAAATAGGTCATAAGTCAGACCCAAAAACTCTAGCAAGTTTGAGTCAAATATTTGCACAAGACCTTATAAAAGAAAAAAGGTTTGGTAATATGACATTTAACCAAATTGTTGACGCATTTCATCAGGGGGTTAGATTTGGAAAAGATGAACCATTTTTAAACATTAGAACTTTTTATAAGTGGACGTATGCTCACAAGAAGGTCATCGATGATGCATACCACCAAACACATACACTAGGTCAAAAGAATGTACCATTTTATCAAGAACCAATAAAACTATTAAAATGAAGATATTAAATTTATATGCTTGTTTAGGTGGCAACAGATACAAATGGAACGAAGTAAAAGAAGATATAGAAGTAACAGCAGTAGAGCTTGACCCTGAGTTAGCTAGATTATATCAAGAGAGATTTCCTAATGACAAAGTAATAGTAGCTGATGCACACCAATACTTACTGAAACACTTTAAAGAATATGACTTTATTTGGAGTTCACCACCCTGCCCAACTCATAGTATAGCTAGGGCATACAACTCAAAATATGAAACTAAATACCCTGAGATGAAACTGTATGAAGAAATAATTTTATTACAAACAGTATCAAGTGGCAAAAATCCAAGATATAAAGGTAAATATGTTGTAGAAAATGTTATACCCTATTATGAGCCATTAATACCTGCTAAAAAAAGAGGTAGGCATTTATATTGGACTAACTTTAATTTACCTTATAATTTAGGAAAAAGAAAAATTAACATAGGTTCCAATAAAAAACAAGCAAAAACAAAAGTTATCAATCACGAATTTAAAAATTTGTGCAAATTTCACGACTACGATTTTACTAAATATAAAGGAAAACAAAAAAATGACAAAATAGCAAGAAACCTAGTAGATTATGAAGTAGGTAAAACAATATTTGAAACTATGTTAGGTGTTGTAAAAAAAGAAAATATTAAACAAATAGAATTATTTTAAAATGAAAAAAGAAAAAAAGGAAAAAAAAGAAAAAATGTATGACCCTGACAAATGTGGGAGTTTTAAAATGATGTTTGGTTTTGATCAACATAGAAATCATTTATTATTTGACAGAAGAAAAAGAAAATGAAATTTGAAAACTATTCTAATAGACAAAGACAAACAAAAGCCTTAGAATTATTTTGTAATAATTTTAATATGACATTTACAGAAAATAGCGATTTTGCTCCTGTTGATGCTTTTCTTAGATTAAATACAAAACTTGTAGGATTAGCTGAAGTAAAAGGCGTTCATAGCAACTATGATGACAAAGAATATGTAGTTGTATCGATGAGAAAGTTAGTAGATTGTCAAGCAGAACAAATAAAAAATAAAAAACCTGTAGCTATAATATGGGCATTTGATGACTGTATAGCTTATCAAAGAATTGAAAAACTTAGTGGTGAATTTTATTTTGGTGGTCGAAAGAAAAGAAAAGGTAGTACACACGATATTGAACTAATGGTAAAAATAGACAAAAGAAATCTTATTAAAATTGAAGACAATATCTAAATTAAAAAAAGAATTAGACAAGTACTTTAGTCTATTCATTCGTTTAAGAAATGCAACAGATGAAGGTATGGTTCAATGCTTCACTTCAGGAAGGGTTTACCATTACAAAAAACTTCACGCAGGACATTTTATGTCAAGAAGACATTTAAATACGAGATGGTGTGAAACTAATGTGCAACCACAATCTGCTGCTGATAATTTATTTGGACAGGGTGAGCAGTATCGCTTTGGACTCCATTTAGACGGAAAATATGGAGAAGGAACAGCAGAAGAACTACAATTTAAAGCAAGACAAACAGTTAAGTTTACTAGGGTAGATTATGAAGAAAAAATCAGTTATTACAAGGAAGCTGTTAATAAGTTAAAAAAAGACAAAGGAATAGAGTAAACTTTTCTAGTAAGTTTGCGTATGCGACAAACAATTTATGCAAACGAATTACATAGACAATCAATACAAAATTACTTATTGATGTGTAAAGAGTTTGTTAAAGAATGTAGCACAAAAGCAAGATACCAAAATTATTTAAAAGTTATAGATTTGATATTAGATTATCATAATTCTTACGGAACAGGAACAAAAGAACATAATTTCTTTGATTGGTTAATGATAATACCTATAAATGTTTCAGTAGCAACAAATGGCTATTTTGCAGCATTAGAAACTAAAAAAAACGCATCTGTTTTAAGAGCTTACAAAGCAGTTTTAGATGAAATGCTACAAGATACAGTAGATAAGATAGATAAAATAGAAACAACTGATGAATGATATTTATGCTGAAATAGCAAAACTATCAGATAAGTTTAGATCTATGGCATATGGTCTTACAAAAGATAAAAATAAAATAGATAATGCTGTACAAGAATTAATGCTTTATTTCCTTAGTATGAATCCTGATGTGTTAACTAAAATATGGGAAAAAGATGGAATAGATGGAATTACACGCTATGGAGCAGTAGCATTAAGAAGAGCATTAACAAGCACAAGAAGTAGTTTTTTTTACAAATATGAAAAGTTTTACTCACATATTGACAGCTCTATTTACACTCTTAATTGTACTTATAACGATGATAATTTATACTTTGATAATAATGTTGCTAAAAGTTTACATAATATTCCAAATGAAGAAGTAGATAATTGGCAACTAAATAAGCTAGAAGAAATAGATAAGGTTTTAGATAATTGCACTTGGTACGATAAAAAGATTTTTGAGTTATATTATTATGAAGGTAATACACTTGACTCACTACATAAGAAAACAAGAATAAGCAGAAATAGTTTATTTACTACAATAGACAAAGTAAGATCAATGCTTAAAGAAAAGCTA